TTACAATCAAAGCAAGAAATGAACCTGGTGAGGACTATGGCAACACATCTAGTGGCACTGCAACAAGAACTGCTACATCACCTGTAGAATTATTTACCAATCAAATAGATTTACGGGCAAGAGGACGTTCATTTGCTTTGCGTGTAGACTCAAGTGCAACAGGCATGAAATGGAAACTTGGTACACCTAGAGTTAACATTAGACCAGATGGGAGAAGATAATGTCAGTTGTTATACCTCCTAGATTACCAGAGCCACCCGAACAAATTGATAGACAGTATGTAGAAGATTTGATAAGAGCGTTAGAATTGTTTATATCTCAACAGACAACAAGCACAGTTGAAGATGATGCACAAGCATTTGGTTGGTTTACAGGATAATGGCTAATACATACAAAAATGCAAAGGTAGATTTAACAACAACAAATGCAACAACTGTGTTGACAACACCTGTTGGCTCTACAAATATTATAAAATCAATGCTTGTATCAGAAGATAGTGGAAATGCTGATACAATTACATTAACTATAACAGATACAGATAGTGCAGTGTTTAGTTTGTTTAAAGTAAAGGCTGTGAGTGCAAATACAACAGTTGAATTGTTGACACAACCATTAGTGTTACAAGACTCTGAAATATTAAAAGCAACAGCAGCTACAGCTAATCGTTTACATTTGGTTGTAAGTTATTTAGAAATAAGTTAGGATAAGAGCATGAATTTAGGTAACATATTAAAGAAACTAGCTCCGATAGCCATAAATGCAATAGCACCAGGTATGGGTAAAGGGTTAGGCAGTCCTGCCGTAATGAGTTTACTATCAGGTGCTTTAGGTGGTGAAAAGCCACAGAACTTTTTAAAAGGTGCTCTTCTTGATAAATTAGGATTACCATCTGGTCTTAGTGCTTTGTATAAAGGTCAAGAGGGTAGGTTAAATAAAGGAACAGACCCCATGCTTAGTCTGTTATATGGTGGACAAGAGGGTAGATTAAACAAAGGAACAGAACCTACTCAAACACAAACAACCGACACACAAAAAACAAACGTACAACCAGCCTTTACACCAAAAACATATTCTGGTGAACTTTTGCAAACATTAGGGATGGAAGACTCTCTTTTAGGTAAAGTTTTAAATACACAATTAGGAGAAGGTTTGGCTGCGGGATTATTAGCACAATTGTTAGCATCAGGAGATGAAGAAGAGAAATCACCTTATGGCTTTGAACAAAGACCTTTTGGTGGAGGTGGGCCAGGTGGACAAGTAGGTGGTTTACCAATAGTAGGCAAAGCTCAAGGTGGTGAGATGCAATTTCCTAGACGTGATGGTGGCATAGACCCATCAGAGGGTTCAGGAACAAAAGATGATGTACCAGCTATGTTAACGGCTGGTGAGTTCGTGCTGACAAAAGATGCAGTAAAAGGTTTAGGTAATGGCAATCAAAGACTTGGTATACAAAGAGCCTATGATATGATGGGTAATTTAGAGAGGATGGCATAATGGCAGTTCAAACAGTTGAACAGGTAAAACGCTTACCACCTTATCTTGAAGGTTTACAAAAACGTCTTTTATCAAGTTTATTTGGTACGTTTGATGGAGCGACTCAAACCACACCAGGTCTTCTTGATAAACCAATAGATTTACCTGATTTTAAATTAGCTGGTTTAGACCCATTACAACAGATGGCTTTTTCATATGCACCTCAAATGTTTGGATCATATGCACCATTTGTACAAAGTGCATCTGATCAAATAGGTCAAGGATTAGGTTCTTTAGGAACTGCACAAGAAGCATTAGGAACAGCTATGACACCTTTAGGTGCGGCAGGTTCAGCCATATCAAGAGGTATTGGTGCATTAGCTGATCCATCTGCAGGTATGCAAAAGTTTTTTGATCCGTTTCAAGAACAAGTTATACAACAAGCTGAAAAAGATATTGATAGAGATTATGGTCAAAGAAGACAACAGTTATTAAGTGGATTGCAAGGTAAAGGTCAAGGTGTAGGTACAGGTCGTGGTAGTGGTCGTAGTGCTGTATTAGAAGCAGAACTAGCTAGAAACACGGCAGATCAAAAAGCAAGAACATTAAGTGGATTAAGATCAAGTGGTTTTCAAAACGCCATGAAAAACTTTCTTGGAAGCACAGAATTATCTGGTCGTTTAGGTAGTCAATTAGGAGAGGTAGGTACAAGATTTGGAGATATTGGTGCTAAATTTGGAGGTTTGGGTGACGTTTATAATCGTTTCGCTGGTACTACTGGAGATTTGGGAAGACTAACATCTGAGTTAGGACGTGCTGATTTAGGCTCTCTTTCAAGTTTAGGTGCAATGGGTAGAACATATCAACAACAAATGCTTGACGCTTACAGACAAAATCAAATGCAAAATATAATGGAGCCATTTACAAGACTTCAATTAGGCTCTAGCTTCTTATCAGGGATGCCAAGCTCTGACATAGCAAGTACGTTTCAATCTACAGTAACACCAGCAACAAACCCATTCTTGGCAGGTATAGGTGCTTATACAACCTTACAGGGTGTTGCTCCATATGGACAGTAAATATGGCTGAAGATAATAGACCACTAATAAATAAAATTTTTAATCCTTACCCTAATTTAACAGGGTTAAAAGGTTTAGATTTAACAGGTGGTAAAAAATATTTTATAGGTAGCGACAAAGGATTAAGTGCTTTAGTTGATAAAGATTACACTGATCCAGATATAACAATTGGTGAAACTTTACTTAAAGGATTAGGTTCTGCTGGTGATGTTGGTTTAGAAACTATTTTAGGTGTTTATGATACTGCAATGAGAGCACCACAAGGCATTATGAGTTTGTTAGGAGCAAAAAGTCCTATTGCTAAAGAAAAAGAGTCTTTAAAATTAGCTCCACAAGCAAGACAACAAGACCCTAGTGGAGATATGGGTTTTGGAGAAATTAGTCCTGATATATTTGATCCAAAGTTTGCACCAAAAGATAAAAAATTTGTAGCAAAGTTTGAACCAAAAGAACCACAACTTACAATGGATGATGATGAAACTTTTGGATTAATAGGTGATACCAAAACAGATACAGTTAAAACTCCAACAGATACAACAGATACAACAGATACAACAAGTAAGGCTGACGAAACTCCAGCAGTATCAGAGCAAGATAAGTTAGATGAATTATTTACTTCTGCTTTACAATCTGCGGCAGATGCAAGAGAAGGACAACCAACAAAAAGAAAAACTTTAGAAGATTACAAAAAAGAATTTTCTGAAGCAACAGGTATTGACGCATCAGGTAAAGTTGATAAGTCAGGTGCACTTATGGCATTAGGTTTAGCACTTATGCAGAATAAAGCTGGTAAAGGTTTTAATGTAGGTAATATGTTAAGTGCAGTTGGTGAGGCTGGATCAAAAGCATTACCAGTCTTTGAAAAAGCTAAACAACAAGCTAAACTTGCCGCAGCTAAAGCTGGTGAATACGCATTAGGTAAAGTTGCAGAAGATGAGGCAACAGCGAAATTAGAAAAAGAAGAAATGATGAAAAGAGAGAATTTTTATGTTGTTCCTAAAGGTAAAAAGGGTGGCCCATTAGGTATTGCAGAAGCAATTACTCAAGGCAAAGGTGAATTTGTTCGGGTTAATAAATTTGAATTATCTAAATTAGATCAAAATAAAAACTTTAATGATAATTTTGAAATCGTAAAAGCATCTGATTATTTAGATGTAGCTAAAGAAATGATGAAAGCTCCAGAAGTAAAAGATCAATATTCTAAAACATCTAAATTTATTCCTTTGTTTAGTGGAGCTGATAAAGATTTAGGATTTTATGTTCAATTACCAGACGCTAACGCTGGTGGTAATGTTAAACCTGCCTTTGTAGATGATGCTGATAGTGTAATAGGTCAAATTCAATCTATGGAACAAGATTTAAACAGACAAGAAAAAGATTTTAAAGAGATAGCATCTTTATTAAACAGAACTGACATTGATGTTGTTTCACAGTTAGGTCAAAGTGTTGTTCAAGGATTTAGAAATCTTGGTTTTGATGTTGGTGGTGATACTACACCTATAAAACAAATACAAACTTTGTTAACTAAATTACAAGCAGAAAATGCAGCAGATATTTTAGGTGAATCAGGTAAAACATTATCAGATACTGATAGAAAATTAGTTGCAGAAATAGTAGGTGGAATAACATTCACTCAAGCTGATGCACCAGAATTAACTAGAAAACTTGGTAGATTATACGAAGTCATTATTAGTAAAGGCAGAAAGAATGTTAATGAAGCATATTCTAAATTAAAAAGTGCTGGAGTAAACATAAATAGAGAGTCAGTCAGAGCTGATCCAACTGCTAGTCTTGTTAAAGGTGATGACGGCATTTATGATGTTGTGAGTTAATATGGGAATTATACAAGTTAGAACACCTAATGAAGGAGTGGTTAAAGTAAGAATTGCAGGTGACGAACCTACTGAAGAAGAATTATCTAAAATAAAATCTCAATTTTTCGGTCAACAAACTACTCAAAAAACTAGCTCTTTTGAAGATTTATTACAAGAATCAAAAACTGCTGATGAAGATGCAGACTTTGATTATGAAACTGGTGCGACTGGTGGACTAAGAGCTTTAGTTTCTTTTGGAGAAACAGAGGAAGAGAAAGAGGCCATACTTCTTAAAAAAGTTGGTAAAGAGGGATATACAAAAGATTCAAAAGGTAGATTAGCATTAACACCAATCGGTCAATCAAAAGTTGGAATGAAACCATCTGATAAAAATGTGGTGTTAGAAGAAAAAGGATTTTCTGCTCGTGACTTTGCTGATTTAGCAGGTGTAGTTCCTGAAACAGTAGGATCAATTGTTGGTGGTATATTAGGTTTACCTGGTGGGGTGTTTGGAAGTGCCGCTGGAGCTGCGGCTGGTGCGGCAACTGGTCAAGCAGCCGAAGAAGGTATAGAGGCTTTACTTGGTGTTCAAAAACAAACATTACCAGAAATAGGAAAAGATTTAGCAAAAGAAGCTGCTTTAGCTGGCACAGTTGATTTAGTAACGCTTGGAACATTTAGAGTTGCTAAAAATGTAATAGGTGCTGGTGCTAAAAGGTTATCAGGTGATCCATTAGATGCGGCAAGAGGAGCTGATCTTGTTAGGAGAGGTTTTAAACCAAGTCTTGAAAGATTAGGTGCTCCTGCTCCGTTAGCTTATTCTCAAAAATTTGCTGAAGGTGCAACTAGAGATTATCAAAGAATTATTAACAATACTAATTTAGCAATACAAGAAAAAGAAGCTCTTTTAAAAAAATTAGCAGATTTGGATGCTGCTGGTCAATCTTTTGCAAATGTTGCAGGGCCTAAATATAAAAAATTATCAGATGATTTAAATAAAGCTCGTGAAGCATCATTAAAGGCAGTAAAAGACAGCGTTGATGTTTTAGAAAAAGGAGTTAAAAGTGATTTAGATATTGATGATTTTGCAGTAAATTCAATGATTAAATCATTTAAAAACTTTCAAGATGTTGCTGACATTAATTATACTAAATTAGATGACGCTTTAGCAAATTTAGACGGATTAGTAAGAGGTTCTGGAACTTTTGCGGGTGATGTAAGATTTATTGATGCAGGTAAATTAAATGCTTTGACTAATAATATTATGGATAGAGTTGCTAATATCCGTAATCCTGATTTGTTAGAACTTCAATTAGCTGCAGCAATTAAAAAAGTAAAAGCATTAAAAGTAGGAGATGATAATTATAAAGCAACTTTTACTCAATTATCTGCTCAAAGAAAAATAATTAATGATACTTTATATTATGGAACAGCAGATTTATCTTCTGAAGGAAGAAAACAATTAGGAAGATTATTAGATGAATTTGATACTCTGTTAAGTGCAGATCATTTAGCTGCAAGTGCAAAAGGTGTGGGTGGATTAGAAAATATAATAAAAAATAATCCACAAATTAAAAATCAACTTAAAGAAATTGGTAAGTTAAGAGACAAAGCTGCGGGTTTTTACAAAGATGGTAAAAAACCTTTTGATGATTTAGAAAAATTTGGTGTCATAAGGGATATGAGACAGTCTTACAACACCAATGGAAAATTTAACACCGATAAATTTTTTGATAAAATAATTAAATCAAACTCACCACAAAGATTAAATTCTGTATTAAATTCTATGACGAAGATGGAAAAAGGAAAATTAGTCGTAGATAAAACTGCTCAAGAACAATTGAGATCACAGTTAGCAAAATCATATTTAAATGATGCGTTAGGAAAAACAAATTTAGATTTGTTTAATCCTAAAATGTTTAATGGTAAAGCATTTAGAAATCATATTAATAATTTAGGAACGACAGGAAAAGTTTTATTTGGCAAACAATGGAATGAAGTACAAAAACTAGCCGACACAATTGGTCAAGTTAGCCTTACAAATATTGATGATGCTGCTTTACGAAATATAGTTAAAGCAAATGCTAACAAAGGTATAACTGATGCTTTAAAAGATGTAGCTAAAACATCTAAAGAATTTCAAGAAGCTAACTCTTTAAAAATTATTAAAGATTTTAATTTAAATAACCTTGATCCTGTACAAGCTGCAGGTGAGATGATTAGGACAAATATAACAATATCTGAAGTAAAAAGATTACAAAGATTTTTTTCTGGAAATCCTAGAGAATATGTAAAAATAAGACAAGCTGTAATAACTGACTTATTAGGTTCTATTAAAGACGATATATTTACAACACCTGCAAAATCAAGAGCTTTACTTGATGCAATGAATCAATATAGACCAGGTGTTTTAAAACAAATTATAGGTAAAAATCATTATAGAAATTTAGAACAATTTGCAAAAGATTTAACATTTTTAGGAGATGTTGGTAAAGAGGGTAGTATATATGCAGCCACTTTTGCAGCTCACCCTATTGCTAAACTACCAGCAAATGTAAGAATGAAAGGTATGGCAAGATTATTTGCAAGTCCTACAGCATTAAATTTTTTTGCTAAGACAGGTACACCTAATCAAAGATTAGCAAAAACTATGAATCTTTTAGGAACAGTAGCTAATGTAGCTGCAAGAACAACGGCTGCAACAAGACAATTAGGTGCTCAAGCAGCCGCCGAACAAATTGGCGAAACATCTGAAGAGGTAAAAAGAACATTAATACCAACTCCTGATGTTACTGCACCAGTTCAATCTTCTTCAATAGGTGGTATAAATATAACTCAACCACAACAAAATTTAGCAACGACTGCTGCCTTTAATCCAAATCCTAAAACTCAAGAGTTAGCAAAACAATTACAAGGAAGAAATTAATGGACTTAGAAAAATTAAAAGAGCAACTCATCATTGATGAGGGGGTCAAATATGAGACTTACCTTGATCATCTTTCGCTAAAGACTTGTGGGATAGGTCATCTGTGTCGTGAAGATGACCCAGAATATGATTTACCTTTAGGAACAAAAATATCTGAAGAAAGAGTAACGGAACTTTTCGAACAAGACATACAAAGTGTGATTATGGATTGCAAAAAAGTTTATGATGATTGGGATAAATTGCCCGAGACCGCAAAACAGGTAATAGCAAATATGATGTTCAATCTCGGCCTGCCGCGTTACAGCAGATTTCGTAAGCATATACAAGCTGTCATGGACGGCAATTGGCAAGAAAGTGCAAATCAGATGCGTGATTCGAGATGGTATCGTCAGGTAACAAACAGGGCCGAGCGTTTATGTAAACGTATGGAAGAAGTTAGTCCTTAATTTTATTTTTCAACATTAACATTATTTCAGTAGCTAATTTAAGAGCTTGATATGACGTTATTTCATGTTTCTGAAAGTCATGTTTAAATTCTTTATTACGTTCTAATATATTAATTGTTATAGGAGTATTCTCAGCTTCTTGTGTTGCATATATATATACTTCTTTTTTCATTGTATCTGTTTAGCAGAGCCAATACCCATGTCTTTAATATCACCTCCATATCTTGACTCAAATTCTTTCTTGACAAGATTAGTGATCTGTTGACCTACTTTACGATCTTCATCTAAAGCTATTTTTTTTAATCTCTTGTAAGTGTTAATATCTACACTCACACTTTTCCACTTTTCATTTGATGCCATATGGTGTACCCTTTCTAAGAAATGATTAAAAAAAGTATACACTATCCTAGACAGTATGGGAAGTATAATAAATATAACGCTAAAAAAACTGAGTTTATGGGATACAAGTTTGACTCCAAATGGGAGGCAGAGCGTTATGGCCAGCTATCATCTATGGCACTCGCTGGAGTTGTAAAGGATTTACAACGCCAAGTTAAATATGAAATTGTAGTTAACAACTATAAAATATGTAATTACATAGCAGATTTTGTATACACATTGGTGCATGAAAACGGCAAAGAAGAAAAAATTGTTGAAGATGCAAAAGGTGTGCAAACCACTGATTTTAAGCTAAAAATGAAGTTAGTAAAAGCACTATTTGACATAGATATTAAAATTTCTAAAAAAAAGTAGTTGACATATTTACGGGATAATCCCATATTAGAGTTTCTAGTTTAACATTACGAGGTGAAATATGACTAATAATTCTAGTGCAATGAAATTCATTGATGTTTCTGATACTCAATCTTTAAAACTTAGGAAAGAGTATTTGACCAAACAATTCGAGGAAGCTAAACAACAGCTTGACGAATTTAATAAAAATCTTGAGCAGATGTATTTGGATAAAGCCAAGAAACAACTCTTTGATGAGGGTAAAGATTTTGGTACTGCTAATTTTGAAGACAATGGTGTCAAAGTAAAAGTTGAGTTGAGAAAGAGAACTTCTTGGGATCAAGAGAAGTTGCTTGAATATTTGAATACATTGCCATCTGATCTTGCAAAGCATTACAGTAAAGTTTCTATTACTGTTCCTGATGCAAGGTTTACCAACGCAACACCTGATGTAAAGCAAGAACTTAAAAAGTTCAGAACTGTTAGTTTGCAAGGTGTTAAAATTACTTTTGGGGAGAATGAGTAATGGGATTAAATATTATTTCTGCCGAAGAAAGGCTGAAAGAAAAAAGGGGTCATAAGATGGTTATCGTTGGCCCTAGTGGTGTAGGCAAGACAACTCTTGCCCGCACCCTTGACAGTAAACGAACTTTGTTTATGGATTTAGAGGCTGGAGATGCAGCCATCAGTGGATGGCCTATTGATGTTATCCGTCCTAAAACTTGGCAAGAGTGTAGAAACTTTGCTTGTTTTTTAGGGGGCCCTAATCCTACTGTCAATGAAGACCAAGCATATTCACAAGCAAACTATGATGCAGTTTGTCAAATCTATGGTAATCCACATGAACTATTAGCTAAGTACGATACTATCTTTATTGATAGTATTACTGTAGCTGGTCGTCTGTGTTTTCAGTGGTGTCAAAACCAACCTGATTGCAAGACATCAAATGGTCGATTAGATACAAGAGCTGCTTATGGTATGCAAGGTAGAGAAATGATGGGGTGGTTAACACATCTTCAACATATCAGAGACAAGAATGTTGTCTTTGTTGGCATCTTAGATAGCCGTGTTGATGAGTATGGTCGCCCATTACATGAACTCCAAATTGAGGGTTCAAAGACAGGTAGAGAACTTCCTGGTATTGTAGATGAAGTCATTACAATGGCAGTTATGCAGGGTGATGAGAAAACACCACCTTACAGAGCCTTTGTATGTCAAACTCTTAATGAATGGAACTATCCTGCTAAAGACCGATCTGGTAAACTAGAGTTACTAGAAGAACCACATTTGGGTAAG